TCAACAAAACGGCCACTCGCTTCGGCAAACAACATTCTTCATGAATAATCTTTTAAACAAAACTGTTTCAGTCTCTTCGGAAAAGAGGCCTGTTTCGGAACCTTCGGAAAAGGAACAAATTTTTTATATTAATAATTCTTGTCTTAAGACAGGACGTACTTCTCTAGACGGTAATATTTTGGTAGATGATGTCTCCCCAACTCGTCGGTTATTAAAGTTCATCACTGACCTGGTTCCCCTGACCCCACATGTTGTCGATGTGCGTGCTTTCCCTACTTATATTGCTGGTTATATGGCTGGTATACCTATGTATTCATCTGCAAACCATATTAATCTTCCACTTAACACTGCTGCTGTCAATGTTCAAACTGATGTTCAGGTTAATTTTGTGTTTACTAATTCAGGGACTGTTTATATTTCTATTGTTGATGGTATCAATTCCACTGCGTCCATTGGAGTCTCAGGTCTATCCCTGATCACTGGAGGAAGTGCAGCTCCCGGTCTACCTGTTAGTCCAGTCACTTCGGCTTGGGGCCCATGGTTATATATTAATGTTGCTGGTTATGGTTCTCCCATGTTCTTTAGTCCTGGTACACCTCACAATGCCACTTTGGTTGTTTCATCACCTGTGATAACTACTTACGTCGAGGCTGGTCAACAACTTGTTTATTCCTATCTTTCCTTAACATCTGTGTCTACTACTGCTTTCACCACCCAGTTGTGTTTATGGGGTAGTAATGGCACAGTTGATATATCTACTGGTGATGCAATAGTCAACCCCACCACAATCACAGCTGTTGAAAATGTGCTGCAAGTAACAATTCAGAATGAACCCTTGATTACACAAACTACAATCACAAACACCCCTCTAGTTACTACTACTGATATTCTTTCTTCACCCCCTTTGGATGTCAATGTCCTGACCATTCCCACTATCACTACTACTCCGAGTAACACTGTGCCTATGTGGGTCACAGAATTTAACCCTGGTACTGCACCCGGTACTATTCCTTTTGTACCTACAACTCGAACGCGTAAGGAATATGATGTATCATTACACACAGCTCAACTGCTCCAACGTGGCATACAGATGCATGAGGGTTACAAACAAGGTGAAGGTGGTACTCCGCATAAACTGAAAGTGAATCAAACCATCAATGATAACGCTATTAAAAGGCACCTCTTTGACAATAAGATAATCGTGTTTTACGATCAGCACCATCTTTTCTTTGATGATTTAATCTATACTGTTGATGATATGGTGAATTGGCCTGGTGTACGAAAACTTAAACGGATGCTGTCGATGGATACTATTCTACAATGTCCTGGTAGGCCCTTCATGCATTGCGAATCTCTCCATCCTATACAGACATTTAACCCTGATGATCCCCATTCCTTTAAGTACAGTATCGTGACTGACGAGGTGACAGCATGTGTGAAGCAAATTGAGAGTATATGTGCAAAGCTCACTGTCAAATCCTTTGATGCTGCTAGTGAACAGTTGGCACTGGCTTGGAACAGGTTGATGCATGCTATTAACGGCAATACGACCCTGGAGTGGTTGTCCCAAATCGCTGAATTGCAAGACAAAGATGTTGAGTTGACTGATGAAATGATTACGATAAACCATGGTAAGTCAGGCTCTGTTGCTATACCCATTGAATTAATAACTTTTGAACTTAACGATTTTCCTTTCTTTCGTGAGCATATGGCGGCACGGTATACAATGAATGACCGCACCCAGTTTGTTAAAAAATGTGCTGATCAGCTCGTAGACGGAGCTGATTTCCTGATTGTTGACAGGGGATTGACTGGTGACACTGGGTCAAACTGGCGGGGTGAAGACGGTGGTACTGATGATGTTGGTATGGTTAAGAAGAGCGGTTGGGATATTAATGGTAATACTACTAATCTTCCTGGTAAGGGTGCTAATGATAGATCTCGAAGTAGGACAAGAAAAAATGTTGAAGTTGAGGCACCTACACACAAATCTGCAATGGCTCACCTACGTCAGATGTTGGAACGAAAACGCAAGATGGCAGCACTTTTTAAGGACATGAAGACTTTTGCAACATGGATATCTAAAAATGGTACAAAACATCATCAACAGTTTGTTCGTGAGATATACAATATGACTACCTTTTATGACCCAAATGCTGATAGATCGGACCCTTACTACATCTATGTCATGGCCTACTTTTCAGCTGAATCCGCTCTTGATACTGTCGAGTGTATGCATAACATGCTGCCAGAGTTCGATGTTGAGAGGTCAAGCATGTGGTGGAATCACTACTTGAATGTGGAATACAATATTGAGAGAACGTATGCACCCACGAGCGTTTTTGCTAATATGATGATCCTAAGAGGTGACACGAAAGTTACCTTCCTTGAAAATTACACCGATCTAAAGGTGCGGGCCTTGAGCCACAACAAAGAAATGCACATTATGAATGGCAATATATATGTATGGACCATTTCAGGGGTAGCTAGAAATAAGCTTCAACATGCTCTCAACGGCAATGTGGAATTCCCCCGTGATATGACTGATGTGTTGTCCTTGTCTAACATTGATACGGTTCTAACTAAACCCTCAAAAGGTCAAATGGATCTTGTGTCTTATGCATCTTCGATGGTTGAAATACCTAACGGCTACGTCGGAGCAAACTTCAACTGGGCTAATTCGAGTTACTTCTCTGCTTATAGGATCCAACCCAACAACACTTTAACTGCTAACCCTGAACAGATCTTTCCTACTGAAGTTATCTGCCAAGGTAGGTCCTTTTACAATGGTAATCTTGCTGTTGCACCTGCTATATCCCCTAATCGGTTATCCTATATGAACTGTGTTTTCCAAGATTCTGATGGTCTCCCTATGTCGAAGACTCCTATTGCAATAAATGTTTGGAGCCAAATGGATTCTAACGGGATAATAGCCCTCAACAGAAACAATGTGACTAAGAGTGGATTTGCACCTACTGATGTTCTGGATATAATTGCAGACACCACTGTTAATGAATGGGTGCCTGAATCTTTGTACCTCAAACTGATTGCACAATTGGCTATAACGCAGGGTGGTGTGCAGAATGTCGATGCTAACTTTTTCAATTTCAATCAAGCTGAACTGAACGATGGACATGCTTCAACTAATAATGGAATTCCTGTTGTTTCTGGGATAAATGACTCTGTCATATTTGGTGAGGCTTGTGGTGGTTTTGATCCAATCTTCCCTTTTCATCTTGAAGCTCCTGGTGGCGGTAAAGGTGAGTTGCGATTTCACGTAACTCTACAGACAGTAGATCCTGACAGGCGAGCTAACGTCATAGTTATTCCACCTTGGTGGATGAATACATCTACTGACCCTAATGTTATGATTGCTCTTGTTGTATTGATGTTCTCCCCCTGGCCTTATGCACTACATACTCAAGAAATAAGTACAACGGCACCTGATGGAGTGGGTGTCTTCTTCATCCACCATATTGACAATGTTGATACTATTGTGATACCTGGTGCATACTACATAGATATTCTGCTACCCAAGGGCTTTGGAGGCAAACCTCCCACTACACAGAATCAGGCAAACGCTATTCCAACTTGGCCCCCTACATTCGGAATTGTTGGTACAGTTGGTACTCTTCCCCTTGAGCAAATTGAAATATGTTGGGTTGATGTTGCTGGAGGTGGTGCTGGTGATAATGTCTATCCAATAACTAACTATTTAATGTCCTATTGGACGTCTTTTTCTGCTCCCTCAATCGTTACTGCCTTGAATATGCTTGCCAAGATTGCTGGAACGCAGCTCGGTGTTGCTGAAGCTTTTAGAAAAATAGCATATTTGTCTACCACGTGGAATCTGTTTACTGCATCTGATGTGAATGTGCCTGATGGTATACCTTTTCACTCCGATAACTTCTTTTGGCAGTTTAGGACTGCTGATTCAATGATCAGACCTTTAACCCTAATTGATTTCCCCCAACTCTCAACTCTGCTGAACGTTGCTATGATGATAGGTCATACTTATGAACGAGCTTGGTCTAAGATAATGGTCGGTGCGTATATGGTATCTAGTGAAGTTGGCGATTTCCGTATGCCAAACTACCTCGCATCTAGTGCAGTACGTTACTATATGGCTTTGTGTGCCAGATCCGTCGCTCTTCCCTACCAAAATTTCTATCGTGCATTCAGTGTCACTCCAAACATTCTAAATTCTGTATTCAACCAGATCGACTTGGAAGAACTAAGGCAATTTCTCACTGGTCTATTCACAATGGGAGGGGGGAGCACTTCCTCAATGCGCATGAACCCTGCTATTTTAGGTGATTGGCTCAGAGCCTCCTATGAAGCCCAACTTGGTTGGGATACTGATACTCTCCCAGGCACTTATTCTCTCTTTGAATCCCGTGTTTTTAATGTCATCATTGATCGGTATAGAACAGCAACTAACAACAATTTAGACGTCTTCCTTGATAACTGCGTAATGCAGATTCTCCCTGATTATATGTACCAAAAGGCCATCAATGTTAAAGGATCTTGTCCTAGAGCTTTTTCTCCCTTCCCCTCTGGTTTTAAGCCCGGATCCCTTGAAGGTATAATTCCTGATGACTGGAAGCAATTTATTATAGGGACTACAAATTTTTACTCTACTTGGGTACCTCTTAAACACTATGTCAACTCCATTACTCTTGACGATATTTATGAAGTTACTGATGATGAAGTTTGGAATGAGCGCCTCATATACCACGCCTTTGACTGCAATATGCAACTCATCTTGCGAGACTCTGCTGGAGTAGCTATCCCACAAGTTCCAGCCCCGCAGCAGGTTCTCTGTATATACACCACTCGTCCTAACCAGCTGGCTCCAAACCAGGTTTTTACTACCGTGCCCAGTGCTTGTACTACATGGATCCCCAAATTTGATGTCAATGGTACTGTATACTGGTTGTGCTGGCCCAGAAATCAAGTCCTGGTTGCAAAATATCTCCTCGGAGCAACTATTCCCTCTATATCCACCTGGCAAGTAGGTAAGACCAGAGTTAATGCCTCAGTGCTACAGGTAGCGAGAAACCAATCAACAGCGTCATCAATAATAAATAGGCACAGGAGAACAGGCACGTCCGGTGGTGATATTCACATCACCATTGATAACCCTATAGTGGAAAACTAAATCACTACGACTCAGGATCCTCCCTTGGGGACCTGGGTTTGTACGGCACCTGGCTTCAGGTGAACAAGGGTGAGCTAACTACTGGGTCGTTGTTTCGGGTTTTTTCGGGTGGGTTGAAGACATATGATGAAAGCTTTGTCTCATCGCTTTTAGCATATGTTGGTGGATTTACTCCATCAATTTCATTCCTTAGTTCAGTCGGTGAACATACCAAATTACTTGATCCAGCTCGCTTGGAAGTATTATCCCTTGAAATGTTGCTAGCTCAAGCAGAAACTACCAAACCTGGTCTAGATCCTCATCGGCACAAAAATGCTGGTCTAGTTCTGCCTATAGCTGAACTCAAAAAAGTACTCATTCAGCTTGAGTCAATTGAAAATATTACACCTACCTTTTTTGATTCTATTGATGAATTTTTCATTAGTATTTTCCCTTTTCGAACCAAGACAGACAGAAATATACGTCGGTGTCGCTTCGCTGACGTTGTGGCTGCAATGCTAAAGGCTGGCACCACTCACGGCAGAATAACCATAATATTGCAACATTGCTTGTCCTTTGACTACATTCTTACCCTTAACTGTCTTACTGCTGAACTGCTCCTAAACATTAATGATCACTCCTGGTTTGACTTCTTCAATGCCTTTGGCGCATTTGACGGTGATCTTGAACACTTCGTTGTTGTTGCAAAGCATATAACCACTACGATTAAAACTAAACCTTGTGATGTGAATCTTTTGTTGTGGGTTGAGTGTGCCGGATTTACTGGGTATCGGAACTTGCCATACACAGAATTCGACGCTATTAACGAGACAAAAGATCTGGCAGAAGGTGGGGCTTTACCCCATCGACTATCGGGTCTTGTTGATTTCGACTCTGCCTGCGATGAAGCGATAAACTTCCCAGTTGATCCTTGGTTATCTCCTTGTTCGTTCAAAGAGTTTGTGTACTCCGGCGCATGGACCACGTCAGGCTCTAGTTCACGTGGACGCGTACATGTTGAAATCGACGGTAAACTAGTATCAATTAAAGCAAGGAAAAACTTGACTATGGACGTCGTATCGTTTGAGACACTTTATGAATCAGCATTATCTTCAAAAAAACAGGTTAACACATCAATTATTAAATCAGAATTAGGTAAGGTGCGTATCGCAGTTGCTTCAGATATTGAAAACTACTTATTAATGAGTTGGATGGACAAATGGATAAATCACGGATACAAAGCAATCCCTGGAGCTACTATAGAAGAAGGCGTCAACACTCAACTGAATAGATTACTTCGCACTCTTGAACTATGTTCAATGTTTTATGGCATTCCATTTGACTATACTGCTTTTGACCATCAAATTACTACAAAGGAGATTAAAAAGATACTGTCCCGTGTCTTCTCCCTTGCTCGACATACTGTGCCCACACAGTATCGCGAAGAGTACGATCAAATAGGGCAACAAATACTCGATTCCTTTGATGATGCTTCTTTAACAATTAAACTCAACGGTGTATCATCATCTTTCAAAATCACAGGGGGCCTAAACTCAGGTCTGCGTTTTACATCCTTGCTCGGTAACCTCTGGAATACTGTTATAACTCATATGGTGGCTGTTTCTCTGAAAAAGTTGATTGGCAAAGATTTAATCCTTGAGAGGTTTATCAGAGGTGATGATTCAGCTATATTCACAAAAAATTATCTCGATGCTCTTTTAGTTCGTTTGGGATATCAAGCTCTCTCAATCAAGGCAAACGACGAAAGATTTGGAATACTTAAGGGTCAAATGGAATTCCTTCGACAATGGTTTACTAGGGAAAGAGTTTATGGATACGCTGCCAGATCACTCCCCGGCTATGTACAACGAAAACCTTGGAATGCGTATAAGTGGAATCCTAACGACACTCTAGCTAATCAAATTGATGTAATCAAGATTATGAAGAGAAGAGGAGCAAACAAAGAGAAGTGCGACATACTGATTGACACAACACTCACTATATGGTCGATCAAGACAAGAGTAGATAGAAGAATATTGTCTATACCATCTGAATTGGGTGGAATTGGTTTGCTGCAGGCTGAGGAGAGACTTATTCCTAGCCTCCCCTACCCAAAAACTCCCAAATCCCAATTTAAAGTAATTAACACTAACGGTCAACGCGGTCAGATGATAACCAATTCAATCAAAAATCGTTTCCCAGACATCCAGATTGATAAAGATAGACTTGAGTCTTTGGTATCTCAGCAACAGAATTCTATTTTGGTAGGTGACGACATCCCAGCCCTAAATTCCTATCTTCGCAAAATGCACAAAGCAGATGTGCAGACTTGGAAATCCAGAGTCAAGTTTGGAAAACTAGAATCACATAAACCGGTCCCTTTTCCTCTGAACATGACGGTTGATTTAACTACTGAACTCAAGAATCTTCCCGCTGTCAGAGATGTGTTTGATACTACCCTTACATCCTACCCGACGGCATCATTCGGCTCTGAACCCAACCTAGAGCTACTATTCCAGGATTTGACAACCAGAAAAGCATTAGAGCCAGGATTCAATATAATGGATTACCTCTTGGTACATGATAGTCGAGTGTACTACCTAATCAAATCTGCCCAGTTCAAAGGAATGCATCGCTCTGCTGTTATAAGCTGGCTTTCAGGCAAATACCCCTATATAACTGATTTGCAATCTAACCCAATCCTGACACCCCTAATATCTAAACTATCCGCATACCTATTCCTCAATCTTCAAGAATATAACAAAAACAGATATTCCTTCATCTATGATGCTTATCAATACTCTTCCTTCATTGATAAATGTGTAGCTATGTCTCCACTAGCTACTAGGCTGACACAGTGGTAAACGTGTGTTGCTGGTTCCTTAAGTGGAACCGTAGAGGCAAAGTCGCGACTTCTACTAAGCGCATCTGGTGGTCAGTAGACCTTTTTATTGTGCTTG